TGAGCGGCAAGACGCTGTATGACACCATCGCGGCCAGTGTGGCGGTCAAGTCGGAGGCGCGGCTGGTGTGGAGCGGAAAAACAACGATTGGGATGAGAAAAACTGAGACAATTAACGTTCAGGACGGTGTAGATTACGTTAACCTCCGCGTAAACGAAGCTGATTTTAATCTTACCCCTGGTATGACATATAAAACTGGCAGTTTTGGCGCGGGAAGTCTCACGGTCACAGTATTATTTTCGGCCGACAAAAAACGTCTTGAATGTACCCTTACCAATACGCTGAATACTGTATCGGTTGTATTCACCGGCTACCACTACCCCACCTTGGCAGAGCTGCTGGCCGAGACGCAGGCCGCGCAGGCCGATGCCGACGAACTGAACCTTGACCAGGACTACCGCCTGACTCTTTTGGAGCTGGGCGTGACCGATGATGAAACAACTGAAACCGCATGACCAGAAAGGAAGGAATACTATGGCACTTTATAACACCTGCAAGCGTATGATCGAGCGCGGCAAGACCGCCGGTATGGCAAAAAAGCTGGATATCTTCTACGCCGCCAACAAGCTGACTGATGAGCAATATGCCGAGCTTACCGAGATGCTGACTGAAAAGACCAGCGCCTGACCGGGCCGGGAAAGGACGCACCAAGGAGGTGTTGCTTTATGATCGAGTTTCCCATCACGCTGACATCCGGCGGCAGCGTATGCCTGCCCGGGCACGCATTTGCGCTGGCCCTCGGCTACACCAAGAATCAGGGCGTGTACCGCCTGCACATCGATGCAACCGGTGAGTGGGAAGGCCTGACTATCCGGGCTTTCTGGCACGTCCCGGACGGCAAAGACCCGGTATCTTCGCTGGTGGCGGACGGCTATGTGGCCGTGCCCGCCAGCGTGACCGCCCAACCCGGCAATGGCTGCATCACCTTTGAGGGAAGCGACGGCACCCGCACGGTGACAAGTGCAGATCTGCGGTATCGTGTCAGTGCCAACTCTGGCACAGAGGATGGCACAGAGCCGGAGCCTGGCACACCTGCCTGGCAGGAGCTGGTGGGGGCCGTTCACACCGATGCCACCGCCGCAGAGCAAGCCAAGACCGATGCACAGACTGCGGCCACGGAATCTGCCGCCAGCGCGGAAAAGGCCGCTGCCAGCAAGAAAGCTGCCGGGGACGCGCAGGCAAAGGCCACCGAGAGCTTGCAGGAGCTCAAGAACGGCATTGCATCCGGAAACTTTAAGGGCGAGCCGGGCACGTCGCCGACAGTCACCGTGCAGGATATCACTGGCGGCCATCGTATCGTCATCACCGACGCGACCGGTACCAGCTCTGTCGATGTGCTGAATGGCAAGCAAGGCGACCCCGGTAGACCGGGTGATACAGGCGCAACACCTGAGCTCACAATCGGTACGGTGGAAGAGGGTGACGCGCCATCTGCGACAATTACTGGCACGGCTAAAAATCCCGTGCTAAACTTTACACTTAAAAGCGGCGCACCCGGCAAGGATGCCACCGTGGACGCCACCCTGACCCAGAGCGGGCAGGCCGCTGACGCAAAAGCTACAGGCGACGCGCTGGCGACCAAAGCAGTCATCGACGACACCGCTGTAGGGCTCGACGCATGGAGCGCAAAGCACATCATTGACACCCTCTGTCCGCCGCTGGACGAGACCGGGAACCCGGTGCAGTGTTACCCTGTGGAAGGCTATCCGCTGGGTGTGACTGCCAGCTGGGAGCCTGTACAGGCGGGCAGCGGTGACCCATCACCTGACAATGTTCGGCCTATTTCCGGGCGGGATAGCGTGAAGGTGGAGCGGTGCGGGGGGAATGTTATTGAGTTTTTAAGTACAAATGATTCCTCTTCAGGCATTAAAATAGCAGTAGACGCAGAAAAAAATATTACGTTAAACGGAACAGTTGTTGGAAAAGGCAATATCTCTATTGGAATGTGTCGGCTGCATTGGGTTGCGGGAAAAAACTACACCATGTACGTCAAAAAGGTGGGTGGAAATGCCTCTCTTGGAAGCGGCGACGGCATTACTTTTGCCTATTCGCTGTTCACAACGGATTATAATCATTTCTTCCGTGGTGGTACAAACAGCACAAACTTGGATGCATATATTGCAAGAGACGTTGCGCTGGTAGAAACCGAGCTTATTTTTATGCTGCAATGCTGGCGAGATGGCACAGTATTCAACAACTTCAAATTCCAAATCGAAGTTGTTCCCGGCACCACCCCTCCCACCGAATACACCCCTTACACCGGCCAGACCACCACCCTGACCCTACCCTCCACCATTTACGGCGGCACGGTGGATGCAGTGACGGGAGATGGGCAGGAGACGTGGAAGCTGGTTACGCTGGACGGGACGGAAAATTGGGAAACGTGGGGCGTTAATGAAAACAACGCAGCTGTCACAGGTTTTTATAATTACAGCATCAATGATTATGACCCCAATGGTAATAAACTTCTGTGCAGTACCATGCCATATAAAAATGTTGATGTATGGGGAGGTCGCAATGAGGGAATTGGCTATGCCAATGCACTTAACCAGAGTAGCAGATATATGATTTACAGCGTCAAGACAGACACGCTATCTGACGCATCGGACAACGCAAGTGCCGTAGCATCGTTTAAGTCCTACCTCGCCACCCAGTACGCTGCCGGAACCCCGGTGCAAATCGCCTACCGTCTGGCCGAGCCGGTGCCGTTTACCGTGACAGGCGCACAGCCCATCTCCGCCCTCCCCGGAGTGAACACCCTGATGACCGATGCCGACACCCTGACCGTTACCGGCAGAGCAGACCCCATCAAGCGCATCACTGACCTTGAGGACGCTGTGGCATCAATGACCAACACATAAGGAGGTACATACATATGGCAATCAAAAGCAAAGCTCGCCATGACCTGACCCTGCGCTCCATCAAGCGGGAAATCGCCGCAGGGCGTGACGTGGCATACTGGTTGGATAAGGCGTACACCCATCTGGACAACGGACTGCTGACGGAGGACGACATCGCAGAGGTGGAAACTCTGGCAGGGGCGTACTATGACGCACTGGACGCAGAAGACAAGGCGGACGCTGAGGAAATCACACTGTAAGGAGGAAACATACTATGATTATTACCGGCATGGCAGAATACGAAAGCGTGTGCAAGAATGCACTGGTCGAGTGGTACAACGCGCACCGCGAGACCAAAATCACCCTCGAAAACGTCTTTGTGGTCTGGGCTTGCAAGACGCTCCAGAACTACAAGGCGCTACTGTCTACCACCGTGAGCGGTGACGGCATCTATGCCGAGTACACCTACAACGGCGATAAGCAGGAGCTGTACGAAGATGTGTACGGCAAGATGACCAATCGCTGCATCAAGCAGCAGTAAGGATGGTATCAGGACAAGCACTACATACGAGCTTCATTCACGAAATCGCACCATTTCCGTTGAGGACGGCGCGATTGATGCACCGGACGATGTGACGAAGGAAGAGTAACGCCAAGAAAGGACGTGAGAACATGGCAATCAAACAGTACAGCCTGAAAGCAGACGGCGCCAGGAAGCTGGCACCGGGCTTTAAGGTACGCGAGTTCCGCTGCCGCGACGGCTCCGACGTCGTGATGATTGACGAAAGCCTTGTGATGCTTTTGCAGTGCATCCGGGAGCACTTTGGCAGGCCCATCACGATCACCAGCGGGTACCGCACCGCCGCCCACAACAAATCCGTGGGCGGGGCCAAGAGCAGCCAGCACCTGCTGGGCCGGGCGGCGGACATCCAGGTGGCGGGCGTGTCCGTCGAGGACGTGGCCGCCTACGCCGAAAGCCTGCTGCCCGGCTGGGGCGGCGTGGGCCGCTACCCGGTCAAGGCAGGCCGCGCCAAAGGCTGGGTGCATGTGGACACCCGGCCTAACAAAAGCCGCTGGACGCAGTAAGGGGGTGATACCGATGGCAAGTGTTCTGATGTCGGATGCACCGTATGCGTCCTGGCTTTCTGACGTTTTAGCTACACTCGAAGAACACAAGATCGACCGCATTGCAGTTGCAGCGCCCTTACCGAATGGCGAGGTATTCACAGGCTACTTCCGCTTGGACACGATGGACAAGGCCCTTCTGGCGGCCAACATGCAGGCCGACGCTGTGCTGGACGCAGTGCGCCACAATGGACAGCGCATCCAGCAGGCATGGAGCGATGACATAGATGAGGAGGTGTAACCAACGGACGATGCAATCATCGCCGCCCTGCTGAGCGGTGCCGTGACCCTGATCGGGGTGCTGATCGCCAACAGCCGCAGTCAGGCCGTGACCGACACCAAGCTGGAAGAGCTGACCCGCGAGGTGCGCGAGCACAACAATTTCGCCCGCCGCGTGCCCATTCTGGAAGAGCAGATGAAGGTGGCAAACCACCGCATCGCAGATTTAGAAGCCAACGAACACGAAAGAGAAAGGAACTGACTATGAACGCACATATCACCAACACCAACACCAACCGCAACGTCTCCGCCGGCACCGTGGCCCGCACCGCCGTGCTCCTGCTGGCCCTGACCAATCAGATTCTCAGCGCCTGCGGCAAGCCCATCCTGCCCATTGACAGCGCCCAGCTGGAGCAGGCTATCACTGCTGGTTGCACCACCGTGGCAGCACTCGTCAACTGGTGGTACAACAACAGCTTCACCCAGGCCGCCCTCGCTGCCGATGAGGTCTACGATCAGAAGAAGAACAGCGTGCACTGAGCGCACCGCTGTAAGTCCATAGCATAGCAACAGCCCCGGGAGCCGTCTGGCCCTCGGGGCTGTTTTTGTTTGCGTGTGCTGCCATGTGTCGGAAAGTGTTGAATTTTCCCGCATTGGTAGTTATAATGGTTTGGTAGTAAAATATGGTAGTAGTTTGGAAGTTCTTCTATTTTATCCGTTTTCTTTCGCACGGGGTCATTCTGTACAAATGGAAAATCCCCCGCAGTTTTCATGAAACTACGAGGGATTTTCTTGGCGGAGTAGGAGGGATTTGAACCCTC